TTGAAAAGCTTTTTAGAGTTTTGCGAAAGCGAACGATTTTTAGAAAAAAACCATTATTTTGCGATCACGCTTAAAAACGCGCAAGAGGGCGAAAAAATCAAGCCTTTTAATTTAGAAGAGGTTAAGACACTCATAGAGAACGCTCCAAGCCTAAGATTAAAAGCGTTTTTAGTGGTAGCGTTTTTTACCGGCTTAAGGACAGGCGAACAATTAGCGCTTTTATGGAGCGATATTGATTTTAAAAACAAAAAAATCAACATTGACAAATCTTTAAACCTTTCAGGCGTTATCACAACCCCTAAAAACAAGCCAAGCATTAGACAAGTTGATCTATTAGAACCAGTGGAGAAAATCCTAAAAGAGCTAAAAGCAAGCGAGCCGGCTAATAAAAAAATGATTTTTCTTAGCATCCCTAAAAGGACGCAAGAGTTTCAACAAGCATTCAAAAAGCTTTTAAAAGCCTTGAATTTAAAAGAAAGAAAGCTATACACCACACGGCACACTTTTGCAAGCTTGATGCTAAGCCATGGCGAAGAGGCCATGTGGGTTAGCAAAACGCTAGGGCATAAGGATTTAAACACCACTTATAGCACTTACAGCCATTACATACCTAAACAAGACAAGGAACGAGCGAAATTCATAAAGGAGACTCTATGAAAGACAACAGCCAAAATAACCACACTAAAGAAGTGTTTCAGTACCTATCGTATCAAACAGTCAAGGAAAGAGATGCGGATTTAAGTTTTTTTGATTTCATTCAAAAATTAGAAAAGCTCCAACAAACGCACACGATTAAATCCAGCGTTTGCAATGTGAGGAACAGGCGCGTTAAAAGCTATTTTATCCTACTCCAAAAAAAGGCGGTTTAACATGGAACAAGAACCACTAAAAGCGATCGATTTAGAAGTTTTGGAAGCGCTCAATAAGCAAGCGTATTTACCTAAAAGCGCCGACAAGATCTCAAAAGATCTCAACATTGATTATTACTACACGCTTAAGATTTTCAACAAGCTTGAAAAAAAAGGCTTATGCGATCAGTGGATCGTCAATAAAAAGAAAGAAAGCGAAAAAAATAACAACTTTTACAAGGTTTGTTATTTAAACGAACTAGGAAAAGACTTATGCGCCTATTTGAAAGCCTTAAAAGGCTCTAAAACACACAAAAAGGATCAACAATGAACTATATCCTAAAGCAACCGATGAAATTCGGTTATACGCAAATCTCAAATGAAATTTGTGATGATGAACGAGTCTCTGACATAGCGATAGCGATTTACGCTTATGTGAAAAAGCACGCAACCACTTTTAAGCTCACCATTGAAGACATAGCGAAACGATTCAATAGAAACACTAAAACGATTTACAAGTATTTGAACGAACTCAAAGATTTAGGTTATATTGAATTTGAAAGGGAACGCAAAAACGATGGGACATTTGGCAAATTTTTCCAATTCATCATGGGGAATTTTTCTAAAAACCTAAGCGAAAAACAAGACAAAAAAACCGCTCAAAAAGAAGCCAAAAAAGACGCTAACCACATGGAAAATAATTCCATGTGGATAAAACCACAAAAAGAAGCCTCAAACGCCCATGATAGCGAAGCTCAATCCACAAGCACTTATTTTCCAGCGTTTACCTTAATAAAAGATCAAAATAAACATGAAAATATACGCGTGAGTGAAAATTTTTCCACTCAAGAATTTGAAGAAAAAAATCAAGTTTCTTTAAACTCTCTAGATCTAAAAAATCCTGATAGAAATTCTCTTCTTAAAAGTTCAAAAATTTCTAATCCTAGTTTATTCAATCGTTTTAGTGCTTTTTTTAGCTCTATTTTAGGGAATTTAGACACGAAACACTTAAACCAAATACGAAAGGCTAGCTTTTGAAGAATTTTTGAATTATCGCAGCGAGAAGCACAAATTAAGCTATAGCACTAAAAAAGCGTTATTGCACCAATGCGAAGCCTTGAAAGCGCAAGGATGCGATTTAGTGGCTTGCATCCACCAATCTATACGCCGAAACTATAACGAAATCTATGAGGTCATGCATTTTGAAAAGCCAAGCTACAGCCACAAAAGCGAAGCAGAACAACGAAACGACGAAATCATGGATCAGTTTGACTACTCAGGCTATAAGCCAAATCCCAAGTATAACGGCATGGTCATCTGGTAGGTGGTAGATTATGCGATTATACAAGCACGCTAATAGGAATTTTAAACCGAAGGTATGGACGAATAGCGTTTTACTTGAAAGCGGTATTTTAGAGATTTTAGAAGCTTTAAAAATCATAGAAAACCGATCCAGAAGCCAGGTTTTAGAACGCTTGATTATTTTTTTCATAGAAACGCAGAAAGGACAAAGCAATGAGAAGGCATGGAAACGATCACAGCGAGCTTATCAAAGGACTCTTATTAACCAAACAAAAAAAATCAGCTTAAGAGAAAGCAACTTGAAAGAATTGCAAAGGCTCAAAAGAAAAAACAATTACAAACTGACGCAAGTCATCCGTTTAGCTTTTTTGAAAGGTCTTAAACAATTCAAACAAGAAAACCTTTTCGTGCATTTGGCCTTAAAGGAATTTGACAGCTTTTTAGAAGTTTTAGAAGAAAAGAACCAAAAGAAACGATAAAAGGAAACGACATGGAAAATTTGATAATAAAAAGTTTTTTAGACTATCCGAAGCACATAGAGGATTTTTTAGAAGACATCAGCCTTAAAAGCTTTACACCATTCAATCAAAAACTTATTAAAATTTTAATAGGAATGAACCACCGCAACCAAGTTCCAAGGCTTGAAACGATCAAGCTTAGGATCGGTGAGAAGGAATTTGAAAGCGAAGAGTTTAAGCGCATTTTAGAAGCGGATAGCTATCCGGATTACTTGAACCTAAAAAGCGATTTTAAAACGTATTTGTGTTTTCAAATGCAAGAAATCCTCGCTAACAAGCTTAAAGAAGCCACACGCAAGAGTGAGGTTTTTGATTACGAGTTTTTGAACAAATACATTAACTTAGGGATCACTAGGAACGGGAAATATTTTTGGGAGTGGGAAGAGTATTTTAAAAATAAGCCACCTATTGAAAAGATACAAACCGGTATCAGCTTTTTAGACACGATCACCGAGGGAGGTATTGAATTAGGGCAAATCGTTTTACTTAGTGGTGATCCTGAAGCCGGTAAAACGCTTTTAGGAGTGCAGTTTTTAATGAGCGCGCACCAACAGCATAAGGTAACTTATTTCGGTTTTGAATTTAGCGTTAGAAAGCATATTGAAACCTTGAAGAGTAAGAATTTCACCATCAAAGCGGAGAACTATTTCATAGACGATCAAAGTTGCGAGCTTAACGATCTCATCTCACAGATTCGATCGCTAGCTAAAGAGGGTCATAAGGTTTTTTTGATAGATAGCCAAATGAAGATCCAAGCGCCCATCGTAGGAAGAACCATTGAAGAAGTAGAAACCTCTAAATTTAGCGTTTTAGGTGAAACTGCTAGGAGCTTGCAAGTGTTGATTATTTTTATTGTGCAAAATTCCAAAAACGACAGCTACACGCCAACAGGATCACGCAAAGGTGGTCATGAAGCACATTTGATGATCCGCATAGAACGGCTAAAAATGAACCAACTCAAAACTATTAAAGGTTTTAGCGAGAGAGCCAAGTATCGAAGGATCGTCATTCTAAAAAATAAGCAAACAGGCTTAAGCGGTTATCGGTATGTGAAAAATGTTGATTATCGTTTTTTTGAAGTGGATTTCACAGATAACGAGCCACAGATGCAATATGACGAACATGACGAATACGGAGGGATAATATGAAAATCACAAACTTACAGCCCTTAAAAGATCGTATTCAAATCATGGAAGTTTTAGAGCGCTATATTGATTTATACAGAGTAGGAGCGAGCTTTAAAGCGTTCTGCCCGTTTCATGATGAAAGAAGTGCAAGTTTTATGGTAAGCCATGAAAAAAATATTTATCATTGTTTTGGGTGTGGCGTTAGCGGTGATGCCTTGAAGTTTTTACAAGAATACAAAAAGTTAAGTTTCATTGAAGCCGTTGAAGAAGTGGCACAAATCTATAATTACCATTTAGAGTATGAAAGCGATGCCAAAACCGAACGCAACAACCAGCTAAAAGAGATTTTAGCGTTTGCTAACAACCTTTTTAAAGAACGGTTAAAAAACGAGCCGAAAGTGTTGAACTACCTCACCCAAACGCGCGCGATCAGTTTAGAAATGATAGAGGCTTATGATTTAGGTTTTTGTTTGCATGGGGATTTAGAAGTGTTGAAAGAGCACTTTAGCGAAAGTGATTTGATCGCATGCGGTCTTTTTTCTAACAAGAACGATAAAAAAGAATTAAAAAGCTTTTGCAACTACCGCATCACAATACCGTTAAAAGATAGCAAAGGCCATATTAGAAGCTTTAGCGCGAGGCTGTGTATCCCAAGGCTACTAAAAAACAACAACGCCCCTAAATACATTAACGGCAGAGAAACGCAAATTTATAGTAAATCGTTTTTTTTGTATAACTATTACCGAGCGATAGATTGCATCAAGCAAAAGAAGCAGGTTATTATATGCGAGGGCTTTTTTGATGTGTTAGCTTATGAGTATTTTGACTATAAAAACGCTATTTGCACGAGCGGAACCGCATTCACTAAAGAGCATTTATCTTTTTTGAATAAGCTTGGCGTAGAATTGTGTTTTAGTTTTGATAACGATAACGCAGGGACACAGGCCACCATTAGAGCGCTTGAATTGTGTTTAAAAAACCACATTACCAACATGAGCGTGATAAAAATTAAAGATCCTAGTATCAAGGATTTAAGCGATTACCAAAAATTAAATAAACGCCCTAATTTAAGCAAGATTAACGGATTTAAGTTTTATTGTGCTTATTTGTTAAGAGCAGAGTTGCCAACGCCGCAAAAGGATTTAAACTACAAACACATTTTAAAAATTCTTGAAGTTTTTGAACCGTTCACGCAAAGCGATTTAATCAAAATCTTGAATTCCTTTTTAGTGCAAAAAAATATTAAGCCCGTTAAGGAAAAAAAGACTAAATTAGATCTACTAGAAGCGAGGGTTTATGCGACGATGCTTGAAAGCGAAGAATTTAGATACATTGCAAGGCGTTATTTAACTCCGAGCGATGTAGGTTATCCTACATTCTTTAAAAGGCTTGTTAGCGGTGATTTTAGGGGTTTAGATTTTTTGAAAAGGTTTAAACCTATTGCGCAAAGCTACCAAAAAAGCTCCTTAGTGAAACTCAAAACAAAAGGCTTAAAACATTCTTTAGCGGACGCTTTAGAACGCAAGGATTACGCATTAGCGGAAGGGATCAACGCTAAAATTAAAGAAATTCAAGCAGTTTAGCATGAGTTGGATTGATATAAGCGTAGGATCGGGATCTAGCGGACAAGGATCTAGTAATAACCTTTTAAGCGGTTTTATCAATTCTTTAGGAAACGCTTTAAGTAACGCTAGCTCTAGCGGAGGCTTAAGAGGTTTCCCATGGCAAGCAGGTAGTGAAAACGATCAAATCGTAGGATACTATGATGATCCGCAAGGCTACTACCCCGTCATTAAAAAATTCTTAGCAGAGAAAAACTACCATTCTAACCAAAGGCTAAAAAACGCTTTTGAACGCATTATTAACATTCAAAACCGCATTAACCAGCTAAACCACGAGATAAGCGCTAAACAAAACGCTATTAACAGCCTAAACCAAGAAATAAGCAACCTAAATAATCAAACCAACCAGCAAAACCAAGCGCTAAATAACCTAAACCAAGAAATAGAAAGCTTGAATAATGAAATTAGTGCCAACGAAAACGCAATAAACCAAGATGAAGAAAAATTAAACGCTTTAGAGTTGCAAACGAACGCTAAAAAGCAAGTTGAAAAAGAAATTAAAGAAAGCTTGAAACAATTAGAAAAACTCAAACAAGAACTAAAACGCCTTAAAAAACAATCCAAGTGGAAGAAAGAATTTAATTTTTTGACCGATAACCCTCCTAATATCCAAGCCCAGCAAGAAAACGCCTTAAACCGATCAAGCCAAGAAAACGCGCGAACGAACTTTTTTAAACCGATCCTTATGCGATACTGCCTAAAGGCTTTATCTATGAATACCACAATCCAGGGAAAGTTACCTATGACGCCCTAAACGCTCCTAACAACATGGACGGCATCAATAACCGCTTTAGAGTGAATGCCTTAAATCAGGTTTTAGATAACAGCTATCAAAAGTTTTTACCGGGTAATGATAGTTACAACGCTTTAGGAAGCATAGAACAAGTGAAAGCCTTGAAGTTTTACGATTTGGTTTTGAATTACCAAGGCGAGAAGCTAGAAAGCGCCTTATTTTTCAAACAGATCGCCCAATACGCCAAAGGATTAAGGCTTAAGATTTTGACCGGTAGAACCACTAAAAAAGATTTAGAAAGGCTTGAAAAATTAGAACAAACGATAAAAGAAGAAGAAGAACGCTTAAACGCTAAAGACTTGAACACCCTCCAGCAAGAAATCCTAAAAGAGCAAGAAAACGCCCTAAAATTGAAAGAAAGCATCAAAGCTAAACAAAACCACACCGAAACGCTAAAGAACGCTATAAATCAAAAAGAGAGCGCAAAAAACCCTATACAACAACAAAAACAAAACCTAGAAAGCCAACGAAACGAGAAAGAACAGCAAAAACAAAACCAAGAAAGCGCTAAACGAAACCTTGAGCAAGAAAGAAACAACCTAGACAACGAGATTAACGCTATAGGGAATGAACGATTAACCTTTAAGCAACTAGGAACGCAAGATAACCTATTTGGGATACAAGAAAGACTCAATAATAACGGACGAGGTAGATCCTACGCGCAAGCGCTTTTTACCGACAAAAACAAAAGCATTAAAGAATACTATGAAATAGAAACCAAGATTAAAAACATTCTAGGATTTTATAGGATAGGTGAAAGCGAAGAGCGGTTATTGCATCGTTTTTTAGAATTGCCACCACACCAACAGAACGAATTTTCACGGCTACTGCGAGATAACCCTTAAAATCAAGCGCTTTTTTTGCTTAAATACAAAATAAAAGATTTAGGAAAAAGGCATGCAAAATACCGACATTGATTTGAAAAACTTACCCAGCACGCCACTATATCCGCTTAAAAATCCCGTTCTCACGCTCGAACAATTAGAACAAAAACAAAAAGAACTCATTGCAGATCTCAATCAAAAATCTAAAGAACTTACTGAGTTAGGTTTATTAGACAAGTTAGGTGGTTTTGTAGGATACCAAACCGACAACGCCAAAGAACGAGAAAAACAGCTAACCGACCTTAAAACGCAAGCTTTAGACAATAAACTAGAGTTTAAAGACTTGCCCAATGCGATCAAAGACGATTATTACAACAAAGCAGAAACGAGCCTTTTAAATCCGCTAAAAACCAAGAACGAGATCGCCAAAGAAGACTATCAAAAAGACTTACAAAGAAAAGCGATATTAAACAAAACGACTAAAGAACTCACAGAGAGCGATAAGGACTTAATCAGCGATGATAGCGGTTTTTTTAATAATGCGCTTGATTTTATCACAGGCACGAGCGAAGCTGAAAAGCTTAAAGAATACAAGGAAAAAGAAAAAGCCAAAGATATAACTAAAGAAATACAGAAAGCCTATTCAACCTTTAGCAACATTGATAAAAACAAGGACTTTTTTAGTTTATTCACAAGCGAAGACAAAGAAGCGCAAGAAAAAGCTAAGCAAGATTTTGAAACGATAGCTAAAAACCTCTACCATTTTGACAGTGTGATCTACAATGAAAAAAATGAACCTTTTGTAGTCAAAGGCGATAAGGTTTATAAGATTAACGACGGCTTTATAGACAATTTCACGCAAAGCCTTTTAAATAATAAGTTTTCATTAGCGGGAAGTGTTGCAGGTGGTATTACAGGAGCTAAATACGGAAAAAACGCCGGAGCTTTAGGATTAGTGGGAGGAGCGATCGCCGGTGCAGCCTTAGGAGCTACCACAGGAGCAGCAACAGATGCGATTGTAACAAATCTAGCGCTTGACAGAGAGAATAAAGCCGATGAAATTATCAGGCATGCGTTAAGTGAAGGCGCTTTATCTTTAGCGACCGATACGATCATGTTAGGAGCCGGTAAGGTGTTAAAACCGCTTGCTAAAGCGCCCTTAAAATTAGCCGAAATGAGCATGCCGTTTCAATTCACTAAAAACTTTTTCACCGGTAACGCCAAGCGCGCTAGCGAAATCATAGAAACCACGCTATCTAAAGAACAGCAAGAAGCCTTAAAAGAATTTAGCGCGCAGTTTGGAGGTGAAACCAAGATCAACCAAGAAAGCGGTAACGACTTTTTAAGAGACAAGATAAAAAGCGTTTTTAACGGCGATGAAAATAAGCTACAAGCTTATGATAAAGTGAAAGAAATCCTAACGCTAGACAACCACAAAGAACAGCAACAGGCTTTTATAAGAGCGATACGAAGCGATGAAACCGGTAACACTTTAGCGTTTTTGATTGAAGCCGCTAACCTAAGCCCTAAAGCTAACGCTAATTTAAAATCCATTCTCAACCAAACGACCGAGAACTTAACGAAATCTTTAAGGCAGTTTGACTTAAAAGATTATGAGATAAAAAGCGTTTTTGACCATTTATAGCAAGGCACCAAAGAAAGCTACGACAAAGCCTTGAACGAAATCATAGGAAAGCTATACGATAACAGCTATAAGGTGAATTTACGAGAAAATGTCCAAGATGCGACCAATTTTGAAAAGTTTTTAAACGATTTGAAAGCGCAAGGCGAGATCGATGTGCAAGCTAAAAGCTTTTTACGACAGATTGAAGAAAATGTATATAATCCCAACGGCGTTACATACGAGCAGTTAAAGAACTCACGCCAGCTAATCAATGCTTATTTAAGGAATGTGAGAGATCCTTCTACTTTAGGATATATCCAAAAAGCGAGCGCTAATTTTCTAAAAAATGACATAGACAACGCCATAGAAAGCCTACTCAAGCAAAATAAAAGCGCTTATGAAAAGATTAGCGAACTCCAAAAAAGCGCTATTAGCGATTATAAAGAAATGAAACAGGCTTTAGAGTTAGTGGATAAGGCTAAGATACGAGACAAACACACGCACGAAAGCGACGCTATCAATAGCTTAATGAAAATTATCAAAGGACAAGGACAAAAGGATTTAACCAACTATCAAGCGCTAACCAAAGGCTTACAAGAAAGCGATAAGGAACGATTAGAATTAACCATGCTTAACCGTTTGATGGAACAAAGCCTAAAACAAGACGAAAGCTTGAAAGTGTTTGACAGCGCGCATTTTTTCAATAAGCTAAACGAGTTTAAAGGCGAAGTTTTTACCACACCTAAAGCTAAAGAATACATTGACATAGCGAGCGGTTTTCATAAGCTTTTTAAAAACGACGCCAAGATCGCCGAAAGCTTAAAACCAGCCACCACTAAGAATTTAAGCCAAGGATTAGCTACCACTCTAAGCGGAGCGTTAAAATACCAATGGACTAAATGGACGCTAGGGATTTTATACAGAAACGCGCCCGATCGCATTTTAGGCGTGAAGTTACCCAAAGCGCTAAATGAAGCCACCGCAGGCGCAGCCTTAAAGTATCACATAAAAAGAGCACTTGAGAGAAGCCACAGTATAAGCGATTTTAGTAAGCAATTAGAACTAAGCGCTAAAACCTCTAAATTTTCAAACAACACGCTTAAAATCATTGAAGAGCTTAATAATGGCGTTAAACAAGCCAGCGAAGAAATCAAAACAAACGCGCGCGATTTTTCTAATGAAAAACTCACTAACGAGCAGATTAAAGATCTATTAAATAACGCAGAAATCCCTACAAGCGGGAGAGATGCGATCATTTTTGGAACTAATAACCTAAACCCTGAAATTGTAGAATTTCTACACAAAAACAACAAGAAAATGATTATAGAAAAAGCCTCTAACAAAGAATTAGAACTTTTAAAAGACGCTAACTTTAAACACCCTGAAAATATAAGAGCGAGTTTAGATCATGATGCTATTACTCACATACTCAAAAGACATGGCGTTAATTCTGTTAATGTTAGAAATGGAGAAAATCCTATTACGAACGAAGATATAGCTAATTATAGATATATCGTTAATAATGCTGATGCAATTCTTAGGACTTTAGACAACGAAAATAAAGAACTTATAAGCGCGTTTAAACAAATAAACGGCTATACGGTAGTCGTGGAGCAAGCGATCAATAAGAAAAATGAATTAGTTTTAAAAACGATGTATAAAAGTAACGGAGATTATAAGGATAATAACGCTTATAAGAAGTTTTCAAGCACCCATACACTCAATGCTGATGTAAAGGTGAACCATAGGTTGAGTTCCTATGGCGGTGCTACAGAGAATACTACTCAAAAACCGCTAACAAGTCAAGAGGAATTACTAAAAACGCAAGAAAACGCACAAAAAACCACACCACAGCCTACAAACTTAAGCCCGCTTGAACAAGCTAGAGCTGAAAAGCTTGCAAAATTAGAAAGCGAGAAATTAGAAAGCGAGAAAGAATTTACACGCTTAAAAGAGCAAGAAACAAAGCGCAAAGAAGCTTTAAAAAAGAAATTAGAACACGAGCGAGGCAATGCAGGAAACATTGAAAGCGCCACTAAAATAGAAGTAGGAGAAGACATACCCACGCACACACAAAAACAAATCCCTAAAAGCCGAGTTCGTTTAAATGAAAGAGAGATTTACGATCTTGATTATGCGATCGTGAAAGCTAAAGATTTGAAACCAAGCTTTACCACCGGTGGGACGCAAAAACGCACGGACATGAACGAAGAACAGATTAAAAGCATCGCTGAGAATTTTGATCCTAAAAAGATATTTGGTAGTGGAGGTTTTGAAGATTTACCGATCATTCTACATGATGGCCAAGTGATCGCAGGAAACCACAGAGTCCAAGGCATGCTGAATTTCACGCCTAAAAGCCGTTTTGCTTACGAAAGAGCGATCAAGGAATACTATCACATAGATTTAAAACCGGACGAGCTATTAGTGCGAGTGCCACACAATAGATTAAACAATACCGAGATCAACAATTTAGCGGCTTCATCTAATCAAGGCCGTTTTAATAGCGAAAGCGATCACGCCATAGCGGTTTTAAGCCATTACGAACCTAAATTAAAAGAATTAGAAAAACAATTAAACGCTGATAGCATTTACTCACTAAAAAATATCGTTGCTAAAAATCTTAATTTTGATAAGGCTACTCACCCTAATGTAGGAGATAGTAATTTAGCGTTGCTTATGTTTAACATGCCAAGGACTAAAACGCAAGGCATAGAGTTACTTAATCGTTGGCAGAAAGAATTCAGTAACGACATTAAAAGCTATGAAAAAGTGAAAAAAATGTTTGTAGATAACGCTGGGAGTTTTCACAATTTAATCCACGATATGAGCTTTCCTAATGTGAGCTTAAACGCTTATTTAAGCGATATTATGGATCGCAGTTTTGCGAATTTAAAGAACTATCCAAGCACGAGCGAGAGCCTGAAAGATTTGAGCGAAAAATTCTATAAAACGAACTCTTTAGAAATGTTTGAAAAGAGCGATCAAAGTGCAAGCGATATCAGCGAGATTTTAGGAGCAAGCGTAGCGCGATTTGCGAGGTTTGATGATCCTTCTAAAGCGTTATTTGAAGCCTTAAGAAGCGATAACATTAAAAAAGGTTTGAAAGAATTTAAGATCGCAGATGTTACTAAGGATATGTTTGATCCAAATAGTAAAGAGTTTAAAGATATTGATATTTACGACTTCACGCATTACCTCTTAATGGTGGATAGAGAACCGAATGAAAATAACCCTACCTTAAAGCGCTTAATACAAGCCGTAAAAGACATGCAAAAAGAAAACGAGAAAAGGATAAAAAAACAAAAACTTGAAACGCCTAGCGAATGGGGACATAATTATAGCGAGTTTAAAAATGATGGCTTAGGAGCGATTAACAAGCTATTAGAAACTAAAAAAGGTTTTGTAGCGGGAGCGTTTTATAAGGAAGGTTTAGGGGATATTGATCTAGTTTGGGGTAATAAAGATTACGGGTTAGAACACATTTTGAAACGCCGAGAAGATCAAGCGCTTAACAATGGAATAAACGAACAACAAGCCAAAGAATATGCCATGAGAGTAGTTAAAACGATACCGGAAGTTATAGAGAAAGGCGTTAAGGTAGAACGAAACGGCAGAATAGCTATTGAATACGAAAATATAAGAGTAGGTTTAAAAGATAATTGGAAAGGAGAAAAATTACCTAATCATTGGGTCATAACAAGTTATGAAAAGTTAGAGAATAGTGAAAGTTTATATACATCTCCACTAATTACAAAGAGTGAGATTCTACCCTTAAACTCTAATGAACCTAATTCTAACACAAAAAAATTAAATAAGGAATAAAATGAACTACCCTAACCTACCTAATAGCCATTTAGAGATTACAAGCCAGCCTGAAGTGAAAGAAATCACCAACGAGCTTTTAAAGCAATTACAGAGCGCTTTAAATTCTAACACGCTTTTTACCGAGCAAGTGGAATTAAGCCTTAAAGGCATTATTAGGATTTTAGAGGTGCTTTTAAGTTTGGATTTTTTCAAAAACGCCAACGAGATTGATAGCAGTTTAAGAAATTCTATTGAATGGCTTACTAACGCCGGGATGCACTTAAAAAACAAAATGAAAGAATACGAGAGCTTTTTTAACGATTTCAATACGAGCATGCACGCTAACGAGCAGGAAGTAACAGCTACACTAAACGCTAATATAAAGAACATCAAAAGCGAAATTAAAAAGCTAGAAAATCAGATCATAGAAACCGCTACAAGGCTTTTAACGAGCTATCAAATCTTTTTAAACAACGCCAAAGAAAGCGCTACAACTCAAATTAACACCAACAAGACCGAAAGCATTCAAGCGATAGAACAAGCCAAGACGAGCGCTAACAATGAAATAAACACCAACAAAACCGCAAGCCTTGAAGCGATAGAACAAGCCAAAGAAAGCGCTAACAATCAAATCACCGAAAACAAAACGCAAGCGATAACTAACATTAACGAAGCCAAAGAAAGCGCACAGGCGCAAATAAACACGAATAAGCAAGAAGTTTTAAACAACATCACGCAAGAAAAGCAACAAGCCACAACAGAGATCACCGAAGCGAAAAAAACCGCATTTAACGAACTTTTAGAAACCTTGAAGCCTAAGTTTAGCGGCTTATTTGCGGGCGTGTATTATATTAGGAATGTGATCTATGTTAATGGTGGATGGGAGCAAAAAATCAAAGACTTAAGCGATTACACGCTAGAAAAAAAAAGAAATACGAAATAGAAGTTTTTTTTAGCTTTTTGACGATAAAAGCACAACCAAACTCTTATTTTAGCTTAAAAACGACCGAAGGCTTTTTAAAAGAAAGCATTCAAAAAATCACGCACAAATACACGAGTCAAATCTACTATACAAAACTTTTAGTGGAAAACATGAGCGGTGTTTTAGGTTTGTATCATGGGTATTTTTATGGGAATATCAATTATTTTAATGAAGCGGTTGTAACAAGCATCAAAGAACTACCCAACGATACGATCATAAGCAAGGTGTCTAATGGATCTAATTTTTCTAATGCTGCTTCGTTCACACAAAACTTGAACGACACCAACAACACAACACAAACAAGGAGTAATTAATGATGATTTTAGAAAACGCATGCGATTATAAGGACTATTTAGCAAGCGTGTTTGATGCAATGGGATTTTATGGCAGTTTTGAAGTGATGGATAACAACATACACCTTAACATTATCCCTAAAGCCAATAACGACCTACCGACTAAAGAGCAGGTTTTAGAAAAACTCCAAGAACTCACGCTTAAAAAGAAAAAACAAGAATTAGAAAATCAAATTAACGCTATTTGTAAGGAAAAAATCGTTAAAGAATTTAGGAGCAGTGTTTTAGGGAGCTTGCATGCGTATGATTTGACTTTAGAAGATCAAGCGAACTTACAAGCGCTAGTTTTAGCGAACATTGATTCAGTTTTTAGGTGCGCTGAAGTTAATAACGGCGTCATAATGGATAAGACTTATAAAAATCACACGAAAGCGCAAATTTTGAAACTCTCGCAAGAAGCTTTAAAATTTAAGCAAAATCTGATCGTGTTTTATGGTAGAGAGAAAGAACGCCTGAACGCTATTAATCGTTTAGAAGCGTTGGAAAAATTTGTAATTAAAGAATACTTGACATGAGAAAATTCACTGATCCAATAGTGGCTGAATTTAGTAATGATGGAAAGAGTTTAAGGCTTGTTGAAGGTTTTGAATACTACCTGAAAAACGATCATTCTAAAAAGCTTATAATCCCGAGCGGTTTTTCTAGCGATGGCTTTACGAACATGGGTTTTAGTTTTGTAATCCCACGATACGGGAGCGGTTTGAAATGCGCGATTTTTCATGACTACATGTGTGATGTTTTGAATGGTGTAGTCCCTAGACCGCATGATTTTTTTATTAACACACGCAAGGAATGCGACGATCTGTTTTTAGAGAGCATGCTTGAAGTGAAAGCGTTTTCAGTGTTTAAAGCGGTTTTGATTTATTACGCTGTGCGCTTGTTTGCTAAAGTGAAAGGCTTGAAATGATGCGAGTAGTGGTGCTTGATACTAGCGGTGTTTTAGAAGCGTTTGATTATAGAGGCGTTTTAATCCACACGCAAGAAATCAAAGAGAACCTAAACGCTAATCTACCATTCACGCAAAAGAACTTTTTCAAGTTTAACGGCGTTAGTTTTGGTGTGTGTGATGGTGTAGGAAATTTGGATTATAGGGATTATCCGAATAATCTCAATTTTAACGCGCTTTTATGCGAAACCATAGAAAACTACCTACTAAACGCTAAAGAGCCAGAAAACAAGCAACAAAAGGCTTTATTAGTGGATTTTTTAAAAGTCTATGACAAGAACATAGAAAAAGGTTTTACCTACCTTAAGCCTAGGTTTTTTTTAGAGAAAGAAACGGAATTACTAGAAAGGATTTTGAAATGATAGAAGTAAGCGAAGTGATCGCAAAAGTTAGAGAACGCCTAAACGACAACGAAGTAGGAAATTATGAAATATTAGACAGCGTGCTAGTGGAAAATATCAACCAAGCGCTTTTAAAAATTTGTTTAGAATTTAAGCTTAACAAAGCGATCACAAGAGCCTTAATCACTGAAGAAGAACGCTTTTTAACAATAAATAACCTTTTAGGGATAGAAAGCGTTAAGTTAGATAAGAAAGAAATAGAGAGCCGTAACACGATAGAAAAAGATAGCGGAGAAATAGAATTATTGATTTTGAGCGATAAGATAAGTGTAACGCCGTTTAAAAGCGGAGAGCTTGAAGTGATTTATTACACTTACGAAGAAGTGAGCAACATTTTAGACGCTATCAAACTGCCTAAAATATGCCTTGATGTTTTAGTGTATAGCGTTTTATGCAACCTTTTAGAAATTCCTAACAATGAAACCAATTTTAGCGTTTTAGCGAATTATAAGCAATTACTAAAGCTTGCTAAAGATAACTTAACGAATTATTTAAGTTTGATGTATTCAAAGAATATCCATTTTAGCAAAGTAGTCAGGGTTTAAAAACGCCTCTTGAAGGGCTATATCAACTTCAATCAAGAGGCACTAATAGTTAAAAATGCTCTAACAACATTTAAACTAAACCAGAAAAGAAATCGCTATTAGAAACGACACAAAAATCTAATAGCGAAAGAATATTATCTAAAAGCAAAAATAAAAAATAGGGTTACAAACAGAAACTAAAATCCTATAATAACCTATAAAATACTATAATTTTTGTATAGGTTATTAAGTTTTGTGTTATACTGCTTGCATGAATAAAAGAATGCTATCAATCGGTCAAGCGAGTAAGCTTTTGGGTGTAACTATCCAAACCTTACGCAATTGGGATAAAAAAGATTTGTTAAAACCTGATGAACTCACTAAAGGCGGTGAAAGGCGTTACAAGTTAGAAAGTTTAAGGCGTATCAATAGAAGCGTAGTCTTTAATCAAGATGAATTAAAAACAATAGCTTATGCTAGAGTAAGCTCGCATGACCAACAAGATGATTTAATCAGACAAGTTCAAGTTTTAGAGCTTTATTGCGCTAGATGCGGCTTTAACTATGAAGTGATACAAGATTTAGGGAGTGGCATGAACTACTATAAAAAAGGCTTAACCAAGCTTTTAAACTTAATCTTAGACAATCAAGTCAAACGCCTTGTATTAACGCATAAAGACAGATTATTACGCTTTGGAGCCGAATTGGTATTCAGTATTTGTGAAGCTAAAGAAGTAGAAGTGGTTATCATCAATAAGGGTGATGAGAATGTGAGGTTTGAAGAAGAATTAGCCAAAGATGTTTTAGAAATTATAACCGTCTTTAGCGCTAGATTGTATGGCTCTAGGTCTAAGAAAAACAAAAAACTCTTAGATGAAATGCAAGAAGTAATAACTAACAATGTCAGCTATCTCAATCACGCATAAAATCGCTTTAAAGCCTAATAACAAGCATATTACTTACTTTAAAAAAGCTTTTGGGTGCGCTAGGTTCGCTTATAATTGGGGGTTAGCTAAATGGAAAGAAAACTACCAACTGGGTATTAAAACTAACCATCTACAGATTAAAAAAGAATTTAACGCTCTTAAAAAATCGCAATTTAATTTCGTTTATGAAGTAACCAAATACGCCACCCAACAGCCTTTTATCCACTTAAATCTAGCCTTTAACAAGTTTTTTAGGGATTTAAAAAAAGGTTTAGTGAGTTACCCTAAATTTAAAAAGAAAAGAGAGTTTCAAGGTTCTTTTTATATAGGGGGCGACCAAATTAAAATCATTCAAACAGCTAATACTGATTATTTAAAAATACCTAACTTACCCCCAATCAAACTCACTGAAAAACTAAGATTTCAAGGCAAAATCAATAACGCTACCATCACTCAAAAGGGCGATCATTTCTATGTTTCAATCTCTTGTGGTGTTGATGAGAGTGAATACAAACGAACCCATAAACTCCAAGAAAGTCATAATAAACTAGGGGTTGATATAGGGATTAATTCCTTTGTGAGTTTGTCTAATGGCTTAAATATCTATGCCCCTAAGCCCTTAGATAAGCTTACTAGAAAGCTTGTAAGAATTAGCAGACAACTGAGTAAAAAAATCCACCCAAAAACCAAAGGGGATAAAACCAAGAAATCTAATAATTACTTAAAGCATTCTAAAAAGCTTACCCACTTGCATGAAAAAATCGCTAACATCAGACTTGATTTTTTACACAAGCTCACAAGCTCTCTTATAAGACACTCAAACTCGTTTTGTTTAGAGAGTTTGAAAGTCAAAAACATGTTTAAAAATCATAGGTTGGCTAAATCTTTAAGCGATGTTTCTATGTCTGCGTTTAACACGCTATTAGAATATAAAGCTAAATACTCTAATAAGGAAATTCTAAGAGCTGACACTTACTATCCAAGCTCTAAGACTTGCTCTAATTGTCAAAAGGTTAAACAAGATTTAAAACTTAAAGATAGGGTTTATCAATGCCTAGAGTGTGGCTTTGAATCAGATAGAGATATAAACGCTGCTATCAATCTTTTAAAGCATTTAGTAGGTAGAGTTACTGCCGAATTTACGCCTATGGACTTGACAGCTCTGTTGAATGATTTGTCCAAAAATCGTTTAGCAACTAGCAAGGTTGAACTAGGAATACAACAAAAATCCTAAATTAAGAGAATTTTATAGCTCTTTATAGGATTTTATAGGTTTGTAGTAACGGAGGCTTATGAGGATTCTTTAGCGACGCAAGGAGAGATCGCCGCAAGATTTAACATAAGCCGACAAACGCTGAACCAATGGGCGAAAAAAGGCGAATGGACGAGTAGGAAAGTTTTCAATGAAATAAGAGCGATGTATGAAACGCTAGGCATGAGCATTAGAGAGCTAGCGCAAAAGTATAAGATGAATGAGGCTAATCTTAAGTATATCAAAACACGCCAAAACTGGCAAAAACGCAGAATCACAAAACAATTAGAAGAAAAAGAGATAAAAGAGATTTTAGGCGATAAGCTGACCGAAAAAAACATGGATTTATTCTTAGACACGAAAAAAGAAGAAGTCAAAGAAACCATAAAACAAAGCTTAGAGCATTTGAACCTCGATCCGATCGTTTTAGAAGCGATCACAGAAACCACGAGCGACGAACTCCTATTGAAAGCGATGAATACCGCTTATATAAAAAAACAGATCTTATTTTGCGCGGTAGTGGCTAGAGGCGAGCTGATTAAGATGATTAAGCGCGCTAGCTTGACGGATAACGGAAAGGATAGCGCTAATATTATCGTAGCGGCTGAAAAAGTTTCTAAACTTTTCATTGATGCAGGCGTTAGCTTGTTTGGAAAAGAACAAATCCAAGTCATAGAAACTAACAATAATAACAATATAGCGCAGATGGGTATGAGCGATTTGTTAGCGTTAGCGAACGCTGATGATAATGTAGATTAG